TACATTGTTAGTACCACATTGAGGACATTCATATTTGTCTCCACCTCTTAACACAGCATAATTAACCTTTGATTGTGTGTAGGTATTCAGCTTTTCAAATACAGCTTGTAATACATTTACATCCATTTGGCAATATGCTACCATCTTAGCCATAGCCTCGGGTGATTTCTTGAATACGATATCTTTCCAAAGGTCAAGGCCACCTGTATCCATCTTAGCACCTACTCCTAAAAATTTAGCGATATAATCTAGCTTATTAGAATTAAAATTAAAGTATCTCTTTGCTTCTTTCAATGTATCAATAGTGTTATGAATTGGTGGCATAGCTAGGCCGTGAAATATGCACCTTGTCCTTAGCCATTTCATATCAAATCTATCGCCATTGTGAGCCACAATCTCGTTAGCCTGTGCCATAACCTTTAAGAATTTCTTAAGCATTGCCTTATCAGATTGCTTACTATCCCATTCTAGGCTGTGTACTTCTTCTTCCCCTTCCCATTTATAGCAGATGCATATAATAGCTCTCTCGTGAATGATGTCTCCCGGGTTAATGGTTAAGTTGTAACCACTACGCCAAAAGATTCCAACATTAAAACTAGTCTCAATGTCAAAAAATAATCTGTTTCTAGTCATTTAAATGGATTGTAAAGTTTGTCTATTAATCGCAGGATAAAAAACAAAGCTACACCACAAATAAAACCTATAAAGAAAAGTCTCCAATTAGTTTTAGACTTTTGTATCTTAGCCTCTTTAAAAATATACTTATACTTAAGCACATCTTGCTTTAAGATTTGAGTCTTATATTTATATTCTATTCGTGTTTGAAAACGCGTCTTAGGAATATATACATTTCTAAAAAAAATAACGGAATCGCGGAATCGAATAATTTTTTCGTATCGAATAGTATCACCAACATAGTAAGCAACTGAATCAATAGTTGATATTCGTATTGTGTCGCTATCTTGTACTAATTTTAAGCCGTGTTTAAGCGCTTTCTTATAGTGGTATTGAGCCATTCGTTCGGAGGAACAGCTAAACATCGTTAAAACGATTAAAAATGCAATTAGTTTTTTCATAAGTTCTTAAGCATTTCAATCATACGAGGACAAGGATAAATATCGCTCTTGTCGTGACGTACTGAATTATGTGTAAAAATTCCGGGCTCTCCTCTCAAAGCTCTTTTGTCTATATCAAAGATACTAGCAAAGTAATCACGAGGTATATTGTATTGATTGCACAAGTATACAAGTAGTTGTCTAGTAGACTCTATTTGTGCATCTGTGTACATTTGCCAATAGATGTGACCTTTGTATGGTTTATCTAAGATAGTTAATTGAGTATAATCAACTTTGCCACCCACATAATTATAGTAGTATCCATTCTTTTTAGTTAATGGCCCGTAATTACAAATCTCTATGCCTACAGACATTCTGTCTAGACTTCTATAAGTAACGCCTGCCTCACTAAATACTTCTTGCTTGAGTCCCAAATGATAGGCCCAATTTTTAGAGCTAAAGCATTGAACAATTTCTCCTTTTGAACCAATAATAAAAGCAGTTGCTACTTTGCCAACTTGTTGATTAAAAAATTTAGCTACTGAAACAGCATCCGGCCCTCCTGCTGTATGGTGCAAATAGATTTGTCTCTTATCAGTAAGCTCATTAACAAATTGATTTTCAGATAATCGGTGTTGTATTATCTTGCTTATATCTAACTCCATCTATATCGTTTTTAATTTCTTTTGAACGCTGTAGCAACTGCTTGAAGGCAGACCATATGTCGATTCCTTTTACAGCCTTATAATTTTCTGAAATTGAAAGGGTCTCGATGCTTACTAACACTAGTGAAAGAATTTTGGTTAACATTAATGGTACACTAAAAAATGTCATGACTATGTCATTAAGAATCCAAAAGTCTATAAGATAAAAACCAATAACAGCTATCTCATAAAGCATTAATTTAGATATTATAGTTGATAATTTTCTAGATGTAATTTTTATCTTGAGCTTTTTAGCTTTCCAAATTCCTGTAAGCGTATCAATTACAATAGCGAAACCAATCAAAAATAGTATACCGGATATTGGTAAAAAAAACGCTCCAACAACAGCTAATAATTGCACAATTGATTGTTTAATTGTGGTTAATAAGATAGCTAGTTGTAGTCTCATAGTATTAATATGCTGTTGTTATAGCCATTTTCTAAGAAATTACCACATAAACCTGTACATGTCGTTTGAAATTGATTAATACATGAGCAATGATTAAACATTGGTCGCAAATCAGTATCAGTATTAGTAGTTGAAATAAAAATTGGAAATAAATTCTTGTTAGTTAACAACCATCTAATTAATCTTTGCTCAAAGAATGAAGCTTTTTGTGCGTAGTGTTCCATTCCAAAGGCAACTTCGCTACGAGATACACTAGCAGAGTAATCACCTGATTGTGTTTGTAAACCTTTGTTTTTTAGTTGATATGTTAATCCAAAAACTGCATCCTCAGCACTTCTCCAAGCAATTACAGGTTGTATAAATTCTACCAAATCTACCTCATCAGGCGTTAATGTTTGAGCATTATACGCTGTAAGCATATGATTGTAAAAAGTAGTTCCTAGTATTGGTTGTATTCTTAATGCTGCTTGAGTTGCAATATAAGGTGTAACGTCTGTTACATCTACATTTGCAGTAATCGGAGTATTAACTTTTAAATATGTTTCAGTTATAAAATATAGCATTATAAAGGAGTTGTTGTTTCTGTTACTACTACTGCATCTGCTGCTCTTTGTGTTAAATCTCCACCCTCAATTGGTGGCAAAGAAGCTAAAGCTCTTACTTCATTTATAGTCATTGTCTCTAAAACTTTGGTAGCTACTAAAGGACTAAGACTATTTAAAGCATCATTCGTTTTTGAGGTATCACCTTCAAGCTCAACAATATTTTCGTTAATGATTTGAAAGTTATTGATTGTAAATTCAGCAGGAATTTTAGATATAGTTAGCAACTCATTAAAGATATGCTGAACACAATTTCTTAGCTCCATTACTACGTTCTTTTCAAAGATAACATAAGCTTGTTTAATGTCAGCACCACCACCTAAAGAGCCTGTAGTGCGTACACCCATCAAGATAGGGTCAATCGTGTGAGCAAAGCAAATTTGTTCTGTATTAAGTTGAGAAGCTTCTTGAAATAGCTTGTCATTTCCATTATTTGGTAAAGCTTCAATCTTAGGTAGTTGGTCTTGTGAGTTGGCAAAAAAGGCAACAGCTTTTCCTGCATTGGCTGCTCCTTTTAACCTATCGATGGTCTCTTTTATCATGTGCTTCTCTTCCTCGCTTTGTGGTCTCTTAGGAAACATCATAGCAAAGCTAGGGAAAACACTATTTTGGATATTAGATTTAGCAAAGTAGGAAAGCTCCCCACTCAAAAATGCAAAATTAAGTGCCGAGCTGTACTGAGGCAGCGAATAATAATCTTGGCCCAAAGACTTAATCTCATAACAATACAATTGCTCGTAATCAGTACATGCAATATGATAAGGTTTGATAGAAGTAATCTCTATGTTTGTACTCCAATCATCACATAAGTAATACATATCTTTAAATCTAGATATCCTTACCTTTTCAGGTGAGATATTTTCAATCTTGACTAATTTCTTTGTGCTATCAAAACACAATTTAAAGTAAATTCTATTGTGTACAATTAATTGCTTTGTAACTGCTTTTACTGTTTGTTTGATTTTAATTTTTCGCTCAAACATGTAAAGCTCTAATTTTTCAGGCGTTGTTAATTTGTCAGTAGCTAAAGCAAAACCACCACCAATAACTGCATTTGTTTTATAATCACATATTGCCCCGTGTAGTGGACTAGAATAATACATTTGATTGAGCAGTTCAGGATAAAGATTATCATTTCCAAAACGGACCCACATGTTAGTCGAGTATCTACCATTTACATATGGCAAAGTTAAATTGCCTTTACCTACAGGTAAAAATGGAGTGCTAAAAGATTGATAACCTTCAAGCGTTTCCATTGATTTATTTTCTTTTTTAAATAAGTTATACCAAGCCATATATTAGTCGTAAATTGAAGTTCCTACAGGTCCACTAACAACCATACGACCCTCTTCTATCACTACACCGGTTGATTGTGTAATAGATAAAGGTAAAACATATGGTGTTGAGCTTTCGTAAATTTGATATACAAATTGACCTTGCAATAATGTTATGTCTACAGGCTCATTAAGTACAAAAAGATTGTACCGTTCAGGCCATAAGCTCGTATCTATCGTAGTAAATAATTGAGTGCTACTAGTAGTGTTCATTTCATTAGTAAAAGCAAATAGATAATGAGGAGTTGCAACAGTAGTGACTTCAGTTAAAGTCAAAACTATTTGATTTACTACTCCTTGCTCAATGTATATCATAACTATATTATATAATAACTTTCAAATGTTTAGAAATAAAAAAAGCCTCACAAAATGCAAGGCTAATTTTAATCGTGTTAAGAATATTAAGATACTCCAATAGCAGCTAAAGCAGCAGGTAACATGTCAACCTCATATGCAAGGTATTCATTCTCCGCAACTAGGGTAACGGCATATTTAGACCCGTCGGCACGAGCAGTTCCGGATCCTTCAGCGACTGCAGAAACTTGCAAGTATGGGAAATACCAATACTTACCATTTGCATCTAAGACAATTGCAGTCAAATATTGTTGACCTGAACCAAGAATTTTAATAGCTCTTGACTTATCTGCCTCACGTCTATGAAACATTAAAGCAATTGTTTGAGTAACAAAAGATGAGCCATTTACAAGGTCAATAGCAGCTTCTTCTGTAAAACTAGATGTGTTTCTACGAATGTAGAAGTTTTCAAATAAAACTAAACCACTTAAAGTGATGTTAGTAATTTCCCAACCTAAACCTAAAGATGGGTCTGTTGGTGTGATAGAAGCAATCTCGTCTTGTTGATTAATCCAAATTCCATATATTCCTCCGGAATTGTTATCGCAAGATTTTAAAATGGCTTCCAAAGCTTGGCATGTAGGCATTTTTTTAAGTTTTAAATAAAGGGGATTGCTCCCCTCTATAAGTGAATATTAGAAATAATTAAGAGTAGAAAACGATGTCCTTACCATTAACGTAATCAAAACCAATTTTCATATTAGCACGAGTACGGATGTATGGTTCAGCAACTGTATCAGATAAGTTTACAGCTCTTAAGTCTGAAGGGTCTCCTTCACCATCAAAAAGATAAACTAGATTATCCTTTAAAGTAATTACAAAAGTGTTGTTTGACATTCCCGGACAAAGAACAATTTTAATACCTAAATAAGTCAAAGACAAATCTTGAGTAATAAATGCTTGAGTGTTACCTGTAGCAACACCTAATCGGTAGATGTTAACCAATTGAGTAGGTAAAAATATTCTCAAGTCAGCAGTACGAGAAGCAATAGATGCCGGAACCAAAGCAAAAGCAGCCTCTAATTTTGTACGCAATTGAGCAAAAGTAGTGATTGCACCTGTACCACCATTGATTACAGTATCAGTAAGAGCTACTAAACCTGCAGTTAACTTAACTTCATAACCATCACATAAAGCCAAAGATGGAGTTAATGAAGTTGTATCACCTTGCCATCTCAAAGTTTCAATAGAACCATTGATTGAGTTAGCCATTTCGCTCCAATAAAAAGACATGAAAGATGCTACAGAAAAATCTCCGTTTGAACCTGCTGCCATTTGCAAAGAAACAAAAGACTGCTCTAGGTCAAATTGGCAGATTTGCGCCATTGAGCTTAAGGCACATACGCTCATTTTCTTAGCTGTCAACTCGTCATTAGGTGCAGTAAAAGCACAAGTAGAAGCTTGTAGAATATCTCCAAAAGAAACAGTTCCAATCTTAACTTCGAATTTTACACCCGGTAAAGTACGGAAGTTGTCAACGATTTCGCTGTTACCTAGATAAGCTTGAGCGTAAAAGCTCTCTGCGTTTGGTGTAAGAGTAGCTCCTGCACCATTTAATAAATCAAATTTTAATTTTCTCATTGTTTGTTGTTTTTTATTTGTTGTTAAATTGATTGAATTTACTTAATCTTTGCTGTACACTTAAAGCTACAGCCTCCTCCATTGTCTCCTCTTCTGTTTCTACTACAAGAGACTCTTCCAACTGATTTTTTAAGTCAGCTATCATAGCCACAAGAGCATCCACTTGCTCAGTAATCAATGGGCGTACTATCTCTAGTATTGCTTCAGCATCCATAGTAGGGTCAACTGCCATAGTTTCCTCTTCTACCACTTCCTCCTCCTCAACTACTGTATCAGCTAGTTCAGTTTCTGCCATTTCCTCTTCTCTAATTTCGGTGATTTCACCATCAACTACGACATAGATTTTGCCGTCAATTAAATGCTCACCATCAGGTAATTTATTCATATTATTTAGTTTAAGTTGTTGCTCTTCTTTTAATTTCATTCCAAGATATCCTTCAATTGAAAAACCAATTTGACCATCTGCTACTAATTGATTGTAGTATTCTTTGTCAGTTACTTGAGCTGTTACCATCAATGTTCCTTCCGGCACTTCTATGCCAAAACTTGAGTAAGCTTTGTCTTCTTTAGGTGTATCCACAATCCATGCTTCTAGAACATAAGCAGGTACTGTTTTTTCAGTATCATGCTCAAGATTAAACAAGTCTTTATTAGACATGTCTTTCATAAATTTAGAATGAATTTTTTCAATTTCTTCTATAGAAAATTTAACGTAATATTCTTTTCCGTCCTCGTCATCTTTACGATAAATCTCCATTGGTATTAATGCAGGAGCTACGATACGATACTTAATATCATCTGTAAAAATCATTGACTTAACTTGAGAATTGAAAGCCATTCCCATAACTTTAATAGCCGGAGTTGAAGTAAAAGCTATCTGCTCAATTCCTAAGTCTTCTCCATTTTCAGAGTATTCCGGGTCAATTGTTATTTTGTAAACAGGTAGATTATCTTTTGCCATATCTATATTATATTAATTCTTATATTTGTAAAAAAATTAAACTATGGTAACTATTTTAGGAAGGGATATTCCCAACAGAATTGAAGAGCTGACTATTGAGCAGTTTGAAGCAATTACAGATATTAACAATAATAAAGAAATTGACCCGGTTGATAGACATTTACAAATCTTTGAGTATTTAGGAATACCTGAAAAGGAGTTTTTTGACTTTGATATTGCAGATTTTATTGAGATTGTAAAAGAGTTTAATACTGTTCCGGAAGCAATGGGCGATATTGAGCCAATTGGTACATTAGAGCTAGATGGATTTACTTATACAGCAGAGTTAAAGCTAACAGTAAGAGAGACAAAGCTTATTGAAAAGATTGCTATTCATAAACAAAAAGGATATATCTCCGACATGATGGCAGTTATGTTCAAAGCTGACCATTTAACAATTGCAGAACACTACTCTGAGGCTCATCTTAAGCTTAAGTCTAAGCACATAAGAAAGTTGAAAGCTAAGATATGCATCCCTTACATTATGTTTGTTGCCAATAAGATTAAAAAACAAGTTGAGAATGCACCTACCAAAGAAGTGGAGTGAGGTAACTGTTGAGCAGTTCATGGAGATATCTGAGATAGACAAATCACAGGGAGCTTATTACTATAATACAGAGATACTTTCTATTATATGTGACGAGCCACCCGAGACAATTGAGGATATGGATATAGATGAGATGTTTAACTTAGTAAGTCAATGCAAATGGGCGTTGTCGCAACCTTCTAAAAATTATAAGCACGAGCTTCTAGGAATGAAAGTAAAGCCATTAAACAAGCTTTGCTTATATGAGTATATTGATTTAGATTATTATTTCACAAATGACTATATTAAAAATCTTGCAAATATTTGTGGTATACTTTACAGACAAACAAAGATAAATGAGTGGGGCGAGGAGATTATAGAGCCTTATGAATACGATTGTACAATCAGAGCGGATAGGTTTCTTGACTTACCAATTACAGATGTTTATGGTATCATAAACGAGTTTTTAAAATTCAGAGAAAACTTTTTAAATACATATAAAAATTTATTTCAAGGAGAAGAGCCACCGGAATTAACACCCGAAGCAAAAGCACAATTAACACCCGAAGAGTTGAAAGAAGAGGAGGAAGAAAAGAAGGATTCCAAATGGAGTTGGGAAAGAATGATATACGGATTGTGCAATAATGACTTAACAAAAAGCGACAAAATTGGAGGCTTATCTCTGACTTATGTGTTTAATATGATGGGCATGAAAAAGGAATTAGAGATATAAATGCAAAAAACACAAATCGATTTAAATATAATTTTACTGCGATTTAAGAGACTTTAATACTTTGACGATAGATTATATCTAAAACTAAAGATAATGGAAAAACCAATAAACATGAGGGTCCTAGAGCGTCTAATTTTAAGCTTATACTCTTAAAGGAAAACCTTGAACAAATTCCGGTGGTGCAAATAATGCCTCAAATGTGTAGACTAGTTTTTGATTTTCTCCCATTATAGTAACGGCATCTAAAATCTTATATCTCTTAGTTAACCATTCAGCATATTGAGAATAAATTTCTGCAGTTATTCCTGCTTTATCTAATTCATATGTGAATTTTTCTACAAATTTTCTAGGAACAATTACACCATCATTCCATAAGTGAGCGCCATTGTTTAAAAATATAAAATAGTAAGCTGCTAGAATTTGTATTTCTAAAACTTCAAAGCCTGTAATCTTAGCATTGATACGAATACTATCTACTAATGTACTTCCGGATGGGTTAATAATATCTTCGCTAATTATTCTTTTTAATATAGTAGCCATCCTCCTACGTGTAGGATATAGCACATTAAACTCACCTGTATTTGCGTATCTTCCCATTATTGTATTTTTTCTACTAGCACTCCGTAACTTTCAGTTACTGCAGTTAGTGTATTGTTAGCAATTGTAAAGTATAAGTATTGTTGAGTAGTAAAATCTCTAGGAGTAACAGTAAAAGCGGCAAGTTGTCCATAATCTGCATTAGCATTTGAGCCGGGTGCAAGAGCTTTTATATCTCCTAAAACTCCACCAATTACAGGCATAGTCCTATATATAGATGCCATTCCTAAACTGCCTATAGCATTAGTGGCTAAAATAGTAGAGGCTGTTATTTGTGCAAGTGTAGGAGAAGCAAATGTTCCTATTCTTATTCTACTCCTAGGAGATGCCCCACCCAATGTGGTTACTCTTACTGTAAAGGATGAGCGAAGCATTGCATTACTTATTGTTGTAGGTATAGGCACAGAAGCTATTAAAGTTTCATTTGTTGTTGCTGTTACTATTGTTACAGCAGATGAGCAATATAAAGCACCACCTCCACCACTAGCAGCTGCTATTATTTGAGAGCCTGTAATAGCACTATTGACCGGAAGTCCTCCCACTATAGAAGTGCATTCGATTAAATCAGTCGGTTGTAAATTTCCTGTGTGAGCAGGTAAAGAGGGTCTCCAATCACCCCACCATCCATTTGCCATAACTATATTATATTATTAAATTCATTTGTTTAGATTGGCACAGCACAATCAGTCCAATCATTAACTGTTAATGTTATACTCATCTGATATCCTGCAGCATAATCTAGCAAGTCATTGTTCAATGGTGTAAATGTAGGCACTCCTATTACGTCAAAAGAATAATCATTACTATCCATGTAATAGATGTATAAATCATTTAGTATTTGTTGCGTATCACTCAAGATAGTAATTATGTTAGCTCTATCTTTTTGAATAATGTCATAACAATAAATATCGAATGTAAATTCTGTTGTGTTTTCAGTTGGTATAACACCACTTGGAACAATATACACTAAAGGATATTTCTCGTCTTGAGTGGCAAAATTATAAAGTTGTTCTTTGAAGTCACTACCTACTTTGAATACTTGCTTATGTGCTGTATAAAATGCTGTAATGTGATTGATTATGGCTTGTAAACTGTTCATAATTCTGCGGATTTATTTATACGATTAATTTTATC